GCTCTTCCGATCTGGGAAAAGAGCCGACCCAGCGGGAGAAGCTATACGGTACGGTACAGCTGGCAGCAGCGCAGCTCAGCAGCGCAGCTGCTGCGGGTACGGCGAGGAGACCCTACGGTGTTAAACTTTGCTCCGAGTTAGTGTATGTACCCACTACAGATATATTTCCTAAAGTGAACCAGATCACTTACTAATGTCCTATTTTGTACCGATTTAATAGTGACGTTAGTCACAATATAAAAATACTTTATACCATAGGCAGGAAATGAAGTTTTTTTCCTGCCTTATATACAGTAGGGGCGGTAATTGTGATAGCCCCGTACCGACTCGCTACGGTTACCCTACGCGAGTCCCTAGGACGAGCCCTGACTTACCCCTCGCTACGCTGTAGCTTGCTCGGGAGCTTACGGTAACTGATGTCGTGCCAAGCACGACTTTTAATCGGGTGTAGTCTACCTATAACCCAATGAGATACTGGAGATCCAATGGCTGAGAACTCAGCAGATATAGCAAAGCGAATCATCTTAGGATGTGTAGCTGAGGGTATGACCATTGAACAAGCCTGCCTATCGGCAGGTAAGTCTATGAAGACATACGAGTACTACCGACGTACCGACAAGATCTTTACAGACAAGATTGACCGAACCCGCCTAGGACTAAAGGACAAAGCCTTTGCCTCTGGCGATGTCCACGACATCACATTCGCCGAGTTCCGCCAACGTTTTCTTAATTCTAAGACCTTCCCCCACCAGCAAAACCTAGTGGATATGATTGAAGGCAAGGAACCTTCCTGGCTACACCCATCGATGAAGTTTGAACCAGGGCTAGCTAACAACCGTATCCTTATTAACATCCCGCCCAACCACGCCAAGTCCATCACAATCACGGTGGACTACGTAACCTGGCAGGTAGCCCGTAATCCTAACTTTAGAGTGCTGATAGTCTCACAGACCCAGCAACTTGCAGCCGACTTTCTCTACGCCATCAAGCAGCGTTTGACTCACCCAATGTATGAGAACCTTCAAAATGCTTATGCTGCTGGCGTAGGGTTTAACTCTAAGTCTGCCTCCTGGCAGGCTACCCGCATCACCTTTGGTGATGAACTTCGTGAGTCTTCTGAAAAGGACCCGAACATTGAGGCTGTCGGTATTGGCGGTCAGATCTACGGTAAACGTGCCGATATGATTATTGTAGATGACGCGGTTACCTTAAAGAACGCCAATGAGTTTGAACGCCAGATCAAGTGGCTGACACAGGACGTACGTTCTCGTCTGAACCCTACTGGTAAATTGATTATCATTGGTACCCGCGTTGCAGCAGTTGACCTCTATCGAGAGCTACGTAACCCAGATCGCTACCCAGGTGGACTCGTGCCGTGGAAGTATCTGGCAATGCCAGCCCTATTGACAACGGACGAAGACCCTGACAAGTGGGAGACTCTTTGGCCTGCATCCGATGCCCCATTCGATGGGCAAGAAGAATCGGATTTGAACGAGGATGGACTATACCCAAGGTGGAATGGTCGTAACCTCTACAACGAACGTCAAGCTATGGATGCCTCTACGTGGGCGCTTGTCTACCAACAACAAGATATCTCAGATGATGCCATCTTTGATCCAGTATGTGTGCGAGGTTCTATAGATGGTATGCGTAAAGCTGGTCGCTTGGTTCCTGGTAACCCAGGCCATCCGCGTGATGTTAATGGCTTTTCTTTTATTTGTGGTCTTGATCCCGCTATGGTTGGTGATACAGCCGCCGTTTGTTACGCTGTTGATCGCGTTACACATAAACGTTATATCGTGGATGCTATTAAGATTACTAGGCCAACGCCTGCTGCGATTCGTCAGCTAATCTTTGACTGGACTTCACTCTATAGTCCCAGTGAATGGATCGTGGAGAAGAACGCCTTCCAGTCTTTCTTAACTCAGGATGAAGGTATCCGTGCAAACTTGGCCTCTCGAGGAGTGTTACTGCGGGAACACCATACTGGCAACAACAAGTGGGACTCAGGCTTTGGTGTTGCATCAATGTCAACTTTGTTTGGCACCAAGCAGCACGACGGAAAGCACCACCGCGACAACCTTATTCATATGCCTAGTGACCAAACTGAAAACATTAAGGCGATGATTGAGCAATTGATTACCTGGTCACCAACGACCAAGGGTAAGACCGATATGGTAATGGCTCTATGGTTCTGTGAGATCCGCGCACGTGAGATGCTCAACCAAGGTATCCACGCTACCCACCATATGAAAAATCCATTCCTGTCTCGTTACGAACAGGGCAAGCGAACAGTTATCAACATCGATGAACTACTCGCAGAAAAAGATCGTACATTCATCTAAGGAGAAACATTGTTATCAACTAAAGAGGTAGTAGCGAAAGTAGCTCGGCTACAAACACGCTACTCCGCACGTGACCAGAGAATGCGCGACGTTCTCTCTGTGCGTCAAGGTGATATCTCCAAGGTGTACCCTGCGATGTTTTCTGAGGAATATCCAAAGCCTCTCGTTGCTAACTTCGTAGATGTCGCAGCTCGTGACCTTGCAGAAGTAATGGCACCACTGCCATCATTTAACTGCGCTGCTACCAATATGGTTTCAGACTCTGCACGTAAAGCTGCTGATACTCGTACACGCATTGCAAACTTTTATGTCACTGGATCTGAACTACAAATTCAGATGTACACAGGTGCTGACTGGTTCAACACCTACGGTATGCTCCCAGCAATTATCGAGATGGACTATGAAACCAATAATCCGAGAATACGTCTGCTTAATCCTTTTGGTGTATATCCTGAAGTTGATAGATTTGGTCGTACCCTCTCGATCTCGCAGATAATTGAGACGGATGCAGAAAGCCTTGCAGCTCAGTACCCAGAGTTTGCTAATGAGATTATGCCTAAGTTTAATTATGGTCAAGGCTCTCCATATGTATCTTTAGTTCGCTACCACGACAAAGACCAGGATCTTATCTTCTTACCTGAGCGTAAGAACCTAGTTCTATCTAATACACCTAACCCAGTAGGCAAGTGCCTAGCAGGTGTAGCAATGCGTTCATCTATTGATGGCGAAGCACGTGGTCAGTTTGATGACATCTTGTCAGTACAACTTGCTCGTGCTCGCTTTGCAGTGTTGCAGATCCAAGCCGCAGAAAAATCTATCCAGGCACCTATTGCTATTCCACAAGATGTGCAAGAACTTGCATTGGGTCCTGATGCGATTATGCGTTCTGCTAACCCACAAGGTATTCGTCGTGTTCCACTAGAACTACCTGCTGGTGTCTTTACAGAATCAGGTGTGCTAGAGCGCGAACTACGTACAGGTGCTCGTTATCCTGAGACTCGTTCAGGAAACATTGACGCATCTATCGTCACAGGTCGTGGCGTACAAGCGTTACAAGCTGGCTTTGATACACAGATCAAGGCAGCACAAGCACAATTTGCTCGTCTCTTTACTGACCTAGTATCTCTATGCTTTGAAGTAGACGAGAAGATCTTTGGTAATATGCCAAAGGAAATCAAGGGCGTTGATGACGGTACTCCATTCAATATGAAGTACATTCCATCAAAGCAGATTGCAGGTAACTACGGCGTAGATGTCCGTTACGGCATTATGTCTGGTATGGATCCAAACCGTGCAATCATCGCTCTACTACAAATGCGTTCAGACAAGCTCGTATCTCGTGACTATGTACGTCGTGAGATTCCTATGGAGCTTAATGTGACGCAGGAGGAACAACGTGTTGATATCGAAGAAATGCGCGATTCTCTGCGGTTGGCTGTTGCTCAGTATGCTCAAGCCATTCCAGCGCTTGCAGCGCAAGGCCAAGACCCTAGTGAGATTATCTCCCGTCTTGCGCAAGTTATCCAAGGCCGTCAAAAGGGTCTCCAGTTAGAAACAGTTATTGAAAAAGCGTTTGCGCCTAAAGAACAACCAGTAGCCCCAGAGATGCCTATGATGCCAGGGGTACCAGGAACTCCAGCAGCAGGTGCGGCCCCCGTACCTGCCTCGCAGCCAACTCCAGAACAAGGCGGAGCGGCCCCTGCTGCTGGTCCAGAACAACGTCCAGATATAGCAACCCTGCTAGCTTCTATTAGCGGCGCAGCATAACCGAGGGAGGTGTAAAATGAACAGAGGATCACGTGCAGCAGCACCAATGTCAAAGCCAACTGAAGGCAAGAAGGATACTTCTAAGCCAGCAGGACCAGGCAAGGTAGTACCATCAATGATGCCAGCAGGTCGTCGCGGTAACGCGGTAAAAAAGGGATAAAGTAATTTTACTTAACGGAGGTACTGGGCGTGGATAATAACAACGATGTTCCACGTCCAGTACACTTCGCTGATTTTTTAGTAGCACTTTCAGGTTTTGTACATAATATAGCAAGTTCTGTACATACATTTACTGAAGAGATTATGGAAATAGCAGTATACAATGCTAATCGCCAATCTAAAGTAAACAAAGTATGGGAACAATTTTCAAACGATTTAGAAACGATAGAGGAGGATACCGATGGTAGATAGCCCATTACAAATTGGCGGTCCAGGTAAATTCTCCGTACGTGAAGATTTGCCACCGTCAGAAAACTACGGTGATCGCAAAGCAATGGCAGAGCAGATCGCAGGTGCTGCAACTACAGCAACCCCATCTGCAAAACCTACGCCAGCATCAGATATTGCTCAAGCAGTTGGAAAGCAAGAACCAATGGTGGAGTTGTTTGCTCCATCAAATAAACCAGGTGAAGATATTGCAACTATGCCTGCGCCTATGCAACCAGCAGAAGGCAAGCTTTCAGATACGCTTGCAGCGTTACTTCCATTCGATACCACTGGAGAAATTTCTGTTCTCTATCAGATGGCTTTATCTAGAGGTCAGTAGTGGGATCAACTTCCAATAACATTAAAGCTATATCTGCTCGGGCTGGTTTAACTCCAGCACAACAACAGCAGATCAATGGTTACATCAAGGCTGTAGATACGCACCAGAAGTTGTCATCTCTTCCATCTGACGTTGCTAAAAAAGAGTACGCAAAACTAACTCCAGAGCAACAGAGATCCTTGAAGGATAACTTTGGCAACGTTGAAGAAAAGCGTGGCTGGTTAGGTACAGCGCTTCACTACACAGTTGAACCGCTGTTTGCCGCAGTATCTGCTCCAGTTAAGTTGGCTTTCAAAGGTGTTCAGGAACTTTCAGATTTAAGCACACGTGCCTACCGCACAGCAGCCATTGCTATTGACCAAAAGGTTGATATCGGTAAGGCGTGGACAACTGCTAACGACAAGGGCGATAAGGTCTTTAGCCCATCACGTATGGCAGAAGCAACCCGCATCTTTGGTTCACAGTATATGTCTGTGGCACAAAAAGTTGCAGAGGGTATGACCCTCGATCAGATTATTGCAACTGGAACTGCAGAAGAAAAGCAGATTGCATCTCAGGCTGCACAGAAGAAAGATCCACTCTTCCAAGATGCACTAGATGCAGCAAACGCTGCTAAGTATTCTCCAGGTAGATTTATCGCCAACGCTATCCTTCCGCAAAAGTGGGAGGGATCAGGTGCTGCATACAGAACAATCTCAGGTCTTGGCGATGCTGCGTTTCGTATCTTTGCAGATCCAACTTTATTGTTGGGTAAAGCAAAGAAGACTTACGATGTTGGAAAGTACGCATTAGATAATATCGTTGGAGATGCTGGTAACGTTCAAAAGGCATTTGAAGTAGCAAGCGTACAAAGGTTTGACAAAGCTTATGTTGGAGCGTTGAAGAATTATTCAACAGCTCGCAAGGCAATCAAAGAAGGCGCAGCAGATCCGCAGGCTTTAGTTGAAGCAGGTATACAACTTAAGCGTATTGCTCCTGAGTTCGGTGATGATGTCATTGAGGCTATGCTTAAGCAAGGTGTTGTCGAAGCTGGCACTATGAAGAATTTTCTTGCCAACAGCGAGGATGCACTTCGTACACTCAAAGGTCAGGCAGGCCGCCAGGTTCAATTGCTTCCACGTATGGATCTTGCACGTCAGACACGTATCGCAGCACTGACTACTGGCAATAAGGTTCTTCGTTTTGACCAAGCAGGCAAGCGCATTAATCGTGAAATCTTTACTGACCAAACTACTATCGGTGGTATTGAAGAGCAGTTAACACGTCAAACAAAGTTTATTGATACACGCACAGAACTTCCAGCAACTGCTAATACTCCTAAAGAGTTTCTAGCAAAGATTGAAACTAATGTCATTGGTGACATTGAACGTAAAACTGCAAAGCTTCGTGCAGACGGAGCATTCCGTATGCCATTGAACTATGTTCAAGATCGCATTGATCGCTTTGCATCTAAGTTTTCAAAGGTTCCATTTTTCCGTGATAACTTCTTTGACCCTAACGCACCAGATGCCGCTGAGAAGGTTTACCAATTAGCACGTCTTGCTAATACTCGTTACAACTCACGCCTATTTGCAGAAGCATTCAAGGCTGGAGATGAAGCACAGAAGCGTCAGATTATGATGGGTGTCTTCAATACAGTAGCTGAGATCCGTGGACTTAACAAAGTCCCTGGCGGTAAGAACATCCTTGACCAATTAGCTGCATCATCTCGTGAGCAGCTATTTGCTCCACGTATCTTGCTACGCGATACCAAGGGTAAGCCACTGCTTAACGATGACGGTACCTACCGTTACTTTGAGCCATCTAGTTTTAACGACCAACAGTTTGCTATCTTTGACTATCAATTAGCCGAAGGTATGACTGTCCCTAAGATTACAGATCTTGATGGAGTGGTTGATAAGTACCAAGTTGCAAACAGAATTATGAGCTGGTCACACTCACAGTGGGCTGAGAACTTAACATCTGCTTGGTCATTCTTAACTCTTGCTGGTCCTCGTTTTGCTGTACGTAACTCTATCGAAGATCTAATGGTTCACCTTGCAGTGGGCGATTCAGTATGGGGCGTAGCAGCAGGTAGACGACTATCAACTAAATTGCGTCTTGGTCAAGGCGGAGAGACTGTTGGAGTTATTAACAAACTCGTCAAACGTTCAGACCGCGAATTGTATGCAGGCAAACTTGCAGAAGCCAAGACAGTAGAAGATGCTCGCAAGGTTATGGCAGATGCTGTTATGGCAGATAAATACCTTGGCAAACTTGACCCACAAGCACGTGAGATTATTGCAGAAATGGCGCAGTATGGTGCTATTGATGAACTGCTTGCAGGCGTTGCAGAAGGTGGCAAGAAGGGCATCACTGGTGCAGACCACTGGACCGATGCTCTTCGTACTGTAGATAAGTACGGCACATCTCGTGAGTACAAGATTGATGGAGTTACATATGCTAAGGAAAGCGGTGGAAACTACCGTGAGTATTCTCCAATTACAGCAGAAGGTAAGATTGCTTGGATAACAAGCATCGCTGCTATTGGTAATGATCCACTTGGCTCTATCGCACTTCGTTATATGTCAGACAATCCAAGTGCTAAAAAAATTGCTATTGATAAAATCGTAGCTTTTATTGACTCTCCACAATACGCAAAGCAGAAGGCTCGTTTCCAACTGTACCGTCCAGGCAATAACGCTGACGTACGAGTACACGCAGAGAATGTATATGCAGCAACTCGCAATCTATTCGTCAATAGCCAAGACAAGGTTAATCAAGCTTTGTTGAAAAAGGTTACGATCCGCACACCTGAAGGTGGAATCAAAATCAATACACGCGATTTAGGTATTGATGATTTGCCAGCATTGGCAGAAGATGCACCACAGTTCATCTCTGGTCCAAGCATTATGCCTATCGCAGAGGGCAATCCTGCTGGAAAGATCGTAGGAAAACACTGGGAATGGGTTGGCGAGATGAATGCTCGCTGGTCACGTGAGCCAATGGTGCTCTCTGCTGCTATTGATATGCGTAAGCGTTGGAAGTCAGGCGGTCTAGAAGAGCGTTATATGAAGATGCTCACAGATCCTATCCGCAATAACTCTAAATTGACTGCTGCTGAGAAGGACATCTTGATTAAAGATGCTGAGATCAAGGGCAGAAGCAAGATTATTGAGTTAACTCAGGACCTTGCTAAAGAGCGAGTGCTTGCTTATGTGGATAACCCAGAGGTTCGCACACAATTAGCATTCACAATGCGTAACTTTGCTCGTTACTATCGTGCAACAGAAGACTTTTACCGCCGTGTATTGCGTGGAGTTCGCTATAACCCAGAGTCAATAGCACGTTTGTCATTGACATATGAGGGTGTATCACACTCTGGTTTCGTACAACAGGACGATCAGGGCGAGGCTTACTTTATCTATCCAGGAATGCAGCCAGTTTACGCAGCAATGTCTAAACTTTCTACAGCATTTGGCATTAAGGGTGCATTCGTTGCACCGATGCCAGTGGAATTTGGCGCAAAGCTCAATATGATTTCGCCATCTATGAATCCAGACTCTTTATTCCCAACATTCTCTGGACCATTGGCAGCATTGCCAGTCAAGATGATGTACGAGTTGGTTCCTTCCCTTAAAGAATCAGAGAAGTACCTCTTTGGTGAGTACGGAGAAGACCAACCAATCATTAATGCTATCCTGCCAGCTCACATTAACCGAGCAATGGGTGCATTAAACAAGGATGAGCGTGATTCACAGTACGCATCAGCTTTCCGTAAGGCAGTTACCTATTTAGAAGCTACTGGACACGGGCTAAAGATTACAAAAGACGCACAAGGTAACGATGTTCCTCCATCTCCAGGAGATCTAGAGGATTATCAGGACAAACTAAAGTCAACAACCCAGACAATTTTAGGTATGCGTTTCTTTAGTGCCTTGATATTGCCAGCATCACCATCGGTTCAACTTAAGTCTGAGATGTCTGGATGGGTTCGTGACAACGAACGCACAAGCTTTAAGCAGGTATTCTCTAACCTGGTTACTGAGTACAACGGTGACTACACACGTGCTACTGAGGAATGGATTAAACTGTTTCCTAAGCAAATGCCATACACAGTATCTGAGTCTAAGAAGAGAACAGTTGCTGTTATTAAGTACGGCGAAGTAGCAGGTAACTGGGTAGAAAACAATACTGAATTGCTTAAGAAGTATCCAGAAGCAGCAGCGTTCTTAATCCCAAACATCGGTAAGTTCAGCTATGACGCTTACAAGACTATGATGAACGAAGGTTTCTTGGATAAGAAGCAGGTCGGTGACTTCCTTCGTGAGACACAGATTGCCACAGATAAGCAGTACTACTTCCAGCAACGCAAGGATTATCTAGATACTCTCGCTACTGCTACATCGGTAGATCAGAAGCGTATGATTAATCAGAAGTGGGACAATTGGTCTGGTCAATTTATGTCCGTACGACCACTCTTACAAACAGAGTTTGCATCAGGTGGAGCATCAGATGTACGCCGTGAGATTGCTATAACAGATCTTCGCAATATGCTTACTAACGAAAAGAACTTGCCTAAGACAAAGACAGTATCTGTCTTGCGTCAGATGCTTCAAGCCTACGATAACTTCAGCGCACAGTATTCATCTATTACAGATAGAACAGACGAAGCGCAGAGTCGTAAGAACGCCCTTCAAGAAGGAGCCAAGGCTCAGTTGCAAGAATTAGCTAACAGCAATCCAAATACTAAATCAGCCTATGATGTGCTCTTTGCATCATTGATCGGAGACTAAAGTGCCAGTAGGTGGAACACCGAAAAGAAAGAAACAGGTTACTGCTGGAACAGCAGACGCGACTTCATCTGGCGGCTGGAATACTGGTGGTATCGGCGATATTACTTATATCACTTCAACCATACCAACTGCATCAAATCCAAATAACGTTCAGAAGTCTACTCAAAAGGAACTTATCCGTAAGTTCTTAGAGATGAGCCCACAAGAGCGCATTGGTATTGGCACACGTCTTAAGGCTGCTGGATATCCAGTTGGATCATTAACTGGCAAAGCAACAACAGACCTACGTAATGCCTATATCAAAGCTTATGATGACCTAAATCAAGAAATCTTACTCGGTCAACAACTGGACTTTAATACCTTTTTAACACGTGAACAACGTGCTGGAGCAGGGGCAAAGAAGGCACCAGAACCTTACGTTCAAAAGTCACTCCCAACTAAGTTGGAGATTCGTAATATCGCTAATGAGATAGCCCGTGATCTGACTGGTCGTGGACTAACAGAACAACAGTTTGATAGATACTACAATCTTTCACTTGAACGTGCTAAGGCTATGCCAACGAAGACTACCTATAAACTTCTGCCAGGTGGTGGAACTGAAGCAACCACAACAGGTGGTCCAGATACACAAGAGTTTTTATTTCAGCAAATTGCAAAAACAGATGAAGCAAAGGCTAAGAAGGTATTTGGCTTTTATGATATTTTCAAACAAGCACTAGGAGTTGGTGATTAATGGCAAAGCGTCCTAGTAATACATATGTATCTCAGGTATTTAACTTTGGTATTGACAAGAAACTACCTTTGGGTTTTGTCAATGTTGTCTACAGCAAAGACAGTGGCCTTGTTCTTGGCTACGAAAAAGGTGGAACATTTTACGCACTGGGCGAGAAGGTAGCTGAGAAGGTTACCGAACCAGAAAAAAGAAAGATCTATTCTGGCTCCATTGAAGAACGTGTTGCTGCTATTGAAAAAGAAGCAGAAGAAAACAAAAAAGCAAAGTCAGAGGCTCAAACAAGAGCAGAAACTTCTGCAGAACGCCGTGCCACAACAGCACAGGGTGATGTTCTAGATAAGTATGCAACCTCTCTAAAGCCACGCATTGACGAACTTGGTTTTCAGATTGAGGCTTATGCTCGCAAAATTGCGCGAGGAGATAAGTTATCTGCAGTAGAAGAAAAAGAATTAAAGCGTTTTACTGATGATTATTCTAAGCTTAATAAGACTTACAATGAGGCTCGTTCTGACGCGCTAGATCTTTACTATGGGAAGCAAGCAGGACCTACAACGCAGACTGGCAAAAAGGTAGTTTCAAGTCCTACTAAGGCACCAACTGCAGGAGGACCAACTGGCGCTCCAGCGGTAAAGCCAAAGACTGATACTACAGTAGTTACTAAAAATACTGCTGGTAGCACAGTCACTAAAACTTCTACTGGTCCAACTGGAACTAAACCAAGTGCTATGTTAGATGACTCAAATTTTTCATTTGATGTTGGATCTTTCCGTATGGCAGATGAAGAATCTATGGGTGCTGCAGGATCAACAGGTCCTACAGGCCCTACAGGTCCCTCTGGTCCTACAGGCCCAGCAGGATCAGGACCAACAGGTTCTTTGCTAGGTCCAATCGAGCAGGTATTAGCCAAGGCAAAAGAAATCTATGGCGACATTGATGACATCTTTTCTACCAATAAAGAGTTAAGCGACCTACTTCGTTCTGCTATTGGAGATGTAGCCAATCCAAATGACGATATGAAGGACTCAGAGTTCTTAGCTCGTCTTAAGGGTACAACTTGGTGGACTTCATCTGCTAGTGAAATACGTAAGCGTGGATTTGAAAAGCGCCAATACCTAAGACTTAAAGCTGAATTAGATAAGAACAAAACTGCTCCTGACTATCAAGAAAAACTTGATAAGTTAAACAACGAAAACGTTTATGCTCGTGGTCTAAAGGATGCCATAGGCTCATTGAAGTTAACGGTTACCAAAGAAGGCATTAATGTAGCCGATGATTCCTTAACAAAGATTGCCACAGGTCTATATGACCTTGCCAATGAAAACAATGACCTAAGCAAGTTAGATGCTCTATCTCGTTATGTTACAGCCAATGGTCTTACAGAAGGTCCTCTTGGAAAAACACTACGTGCGCTTCGCACTACAGCACGTCTAAATGGTGTTGACCTTAATGAAGCCGCTGGTGGAAACTTAGATACCTGGCTTCAAAAGATATTTAATGGCAAGGATCCTGCGGATTATCAACAGATAATTCGTGACAAGGCAGCGCAGAATCAACCTAAGTATGTACAGGATCTACTTGCTGCTGGAACTGACCTGCGTACTATCTATCAACCATTTATTACTCAAATGGCTGGCGCATTTAATATCGTTGACTCAAACTCTATTGATATAAATGATCCAATGCTTAAGAAAGCATTTACTGAAAACGGTGCAATCAATTCCACTCAGTTCACAAATCTATTAAGAACTGATACACGCTTCTCTGCTACACCTACTGCTATCTCAGAAGGTAACGTTACAGGACAAGCACGTCAGCAACTAGCCCGTATTGCACAGAACAACGGCTATGATCTTGATACAGATTTCAAAGATCAGGTTGATGGTTGGTTAGCGCGTATTAGAAACGGTGAGTCTGTTGACCTAGTAGGTCAGGCTATCCGTGATAAGGCTGGTCTAGGCCGTACAAAATATGTTCAAGATCTGCTGAAAACTGGACTTAACCTCAATGGAATCTATGGTCAGTATATTGGTCTTATGGCTCAGTACTTTAACGTTGACCCAGAGACTATTAATGAAAACGACCCACTACTTCAAAAAGCTATAACTGATAAAGGTTCACTTACTTATAGTAACTTTGAAACGTTATTACGTTCAGATCCTCGTTTCAAGGGAACTAAGATGGAGGGCCAGCAAAAAGATTTCCGTCAGTCAATTGTAGATCGTGCTCTTGCACAAGGTATCACACTTGATGATGCTGCAATTGATGACATAGTAGGCAACGCTTTATCTATGGGTCTTTCTCCAGCTTCATCTTTGGTTGACGGACTTATTCGTGCCAAGCTTTCTTACACTCCAGGCAAAGCTTTGGGTGGTATGGCAGGTAATGCTCTTTCTCAACTTAAGGCAACTGCTGCTGCTAATGGTCTTGACTTTGATACTCAATTTGGAAATCAAGCTCAGACTTGGCTTTCAAAGATTCTTCAGGGTGAATCACCAGAGACTTTCAAAAACGCAATTCGTCAGATAGCAAAAACTGGTTATCAGAATGTGCCACAGGTTAGTTCATTACTAGATCTTGGTGTTGACTTAGAGACTATCTATGCACCTTACAAAAATGTTATGGCTTCGATACTTGAAGTTAACCCACAGACTATTACATTAAATGATAAAACTCTACGTTCTGCCATTGGTGAAAAAGAAATGACTCTCTATGATTGGGAGCGTTCACTGCGCAAGGACCCACGTTGGCAATACACAAACAATGCACGTCAACAGGTATCAGGTATCGGACTTAATGTTCTACAACAGTTAGGATTCCAGGGATAACAATGGTTGTCAAAAACGATTTCTATATTAATGCAAGAGGCGATGTGCCTGCCAAGGATTTTGCCTACACTATGGCAGCAGGCGGTGCAGGTGCTCGTGGTTCTGTAGCAGTGCCTTGGGTAAAAACTAATGCAGTCGGTGGAGCGAGTCTTCCAGAAGATATTCGTAAAATACTTTACGGTCCAACAGGACAGCCTGGTGCTTACGATCCATTTACAGCAGCAACTGGTTATGCAATTGACCCTGCTACTGGGCAAATCATTATTCGCACAGGCGAAGGTGGTGCTCAGTATGCAGAAGCATTTGTTCCAGGAGTAGGCTCTGGTCAGTCAACACAGATGACTATGAGCAGTATGGGTGGTGGAGGAAACTTCACCGCTATGGGTGGTGCAGGTAATACAGGTGGCATAGGAAATTTACCTCCAGGTGTGACGGTTGTTAGCACCTTTTCGGACCCAACAACTGGCGATGTAACAGCAACACTTTCAGATGGAACCACTAGAGTTCTTGCAAAGAGTGGAGCACAAGATGCAACAAAGAAGTCTGCATATGATTTGCTATACCAGCAATTTAATGACTTGGGTATCGGTGGCTTAGTACCAGAGCTTAAGAGTTTTATCGAAGAAGGCATTTCTCCATCTGAGTTTACGCTTCGCTTACGTCAAACAGATTCGTACAAGAAGCGCTTTGCAGCTAATGCTCAACGCATCAACAAAGGTCTTCGTGCTTTGTCAGAGGCAGAGTACATCAACCTAGAGGATCAGTACCAGAACGTTATGCAACGTTATGGAATGCCAGCAAATTATTATTCACGTGGTGAGATGGGTCGTCAAGAAGGATTTGAGAAGTTTATTTCTGGAGATGTAAGTCCAGCAGAACTAGAAGACCGCATCTCTACTGCACAAAAGCGTGTTATTAATGCCAACCCAGAGGTAACTCAAGCTCTTAAGACTTTCTATCCAGGCATCTCCAATGGAGATATCTTGGCTTATACACTTGATCCATCTAAGGCTATCGAAGATATCAAGCGCAAGGTAACAGCCGCTGAAATTGGTGGAGCAGCAGTACGCGCTGGTATGACTACCAACGTTGCAGATGCTGAGTACCTACAACGTTATGGTGTAACCAAGGAACAAGCAGAACAAGGTTACGCAACCATTGCAGGTGGACTACAACGTGGTTCACAACTTGCCTCAATGTATGGTGAGAGTCCATACACTCAAGCAACTGCAGAACAAGAAATCTTTAATGTACCTGGTGCAGCAGAAGCACGTAAGCAGCGTCAAAAAATTACTGGACTAGAGAAGGCCACATTTACTGGTCAATCTGGTTTAAGCCAAGGAGCTTTAGTGCGAGATCGCGCTGGCGCTTACTAAATAAAAAGCCTGCCAATGGGATGACTGGTCCATTGGAGTGACAATAAAACCAGTAGCAAGAGCCATACAACCCGCCCCAAGGTGACTATGAGGCTTGCGTCAATCTAACAAAGAATGGGAGAAGGACCTATGTCCAACTATGACTACGAGGATGATGACTTCGATATGGAAGACACCAGCAATGATCTCGTAAAACAACTGCGCAAGGCTACTAAGCAAAAGGATAAGGAACTGGCTGAACTAAAGGCACAGTTTGAAAATCTAAATAAAGCGCAAAGAGAACGAACAATCAAAGATGCCCTCGAAAGTCGCGGGATAAACAGCAAAATTGCTTCATTTATCCCACAGGACATTGACCCAACTGAGGAGTCTGTGTCTAAATGGTTAGAGGACTATGCCGATGTATTCGGTATTGAGACTAATCAAAACCAGGCAACACCTAATGTAGATCCAGCCCAAGCTGCTGCATACCGACGTATGACTAATGCTGTTGAATCAGGATCATCTCCTGGTCACAATGACAGCGTTATGCACAAGTTAGTAAATGCAAACAGCAAGGAAGAACTGGATGAAATCATTAGGATGTCTGGACTCTAAAATCCGATCCTAACGAAAGGCTAGACAAATGGCAGTACCTACAGGTACCCCCACTGGCACCTCCGAAATCAGCAACCTCGTAAGAACAGCATACGATCAGTATGTAAGAATGGCACTACGTTCCATTCCTGTTATGCGTTCACTTGCTGACGTGAAGCCAGTACAACAGGCTATGCCAGGATCATCAGTTGTTTTCTCAATCTATTCAGATTTGGCACAAGCTACATCTACATTGAACGAGACTACTGATGTTTCAAGCATTGCACTAGGTAACCCATCACAGGTTACAGTAACACTGAACGAATACGGTTCAGCAGTTACAACAACAAAGAAGTTAAACCTAACTTCATTCAATGATGTTGACTCAGCTCTTGCTGACATCATCGCATACAACGCAGCAGACTCTATTGATAACGTTGTAGGTCAGGTCCTCTCAGCAGGAACTAACGTGATCTACTCAAACGGTCCATCAGGATCTGCTCCAACATCATCAGCAGGCGTTCTACCTGTTGACACAATGACAGTTGCAGATATCCGCAACGCTGTAGTATCACTTCGCACAAACAAGGCATTGCCTCGTATGGGCGAACTATATGCTGCATACCTACACCCACGTCAGTCAGCCGATCTTCGTGCTGAAACTGGTACAGGTGGATTCCAGGAACTAACAAAGTACGTTGAGCGTACACCGTTCGTTGCTGGTGCAGTAGGCGTTATCGAAGGTGCATTCATCGTTGAGACACCACGTGTCCTAAACGGTGCTGTACAGTCAAACGGCCTTATCTCAACAACAGTTGGTACAGCAATCACTAACGTGGCTGCAAACGGCACAAACGCAACCCTAACAACATCAACCGCACACGGTCTTGGTGTTGGACAGGTTATCACTGTTGCTTGTTCTAACACAACATTCAACGGAACCTTCACAACCATCGCTGGTACAACAGGTTCAACAATTGTATACGCTCTTGCTCAGACAGTTTCATCTGTTGCAGCAACAGGTACAGTTACATTCACCAACAACTACCGCGCAATCGTCGCTGGTCGTGAAGCATTGGCTGAAGCACAGGCAGCAGATATCTCAACCGTTATCGGTCCAGAGATTGATGCGCTACGTCGTTTCCGCACAATCGGTTGGTACTACTTCGGAGGCTTTGCTCGCCTTCGTGAAGCTGCTCTCTATCGCATTGAGTCAGCAGCAACAAACGGATAATTTCCGTTATTGCTCGGCAGGGGGAGGGGAAACTCTCCCTCTGTCACTTATGAAAGGTTGGATATGCCATACACATTAAACACTCCGTACCAGTGGCAAACTTGGGGCGCAAGTTATACAGAGTTTACTCCGTATGCTCGCCTTGCAGGTCGCCGTTTTAATGGTGGAACTATTGATGGAGCTATTGCTCCAAGTATGACTGATATCCCACGAGGTCAATCATTGCTTGTCACTGGAAACAATGTTGTTATCAGTATGACTCCAAGCCAAGATGAATTAGCCGCCTGTGATTATTACTTCCTCGGAGGTCACGACTACGTGATCGGAGATCAGCAAGCTGCAGTACTTACAGCAGCAGGATATGGAAGTTGGTTAACTCCAGTATGAGTCTACACAGAAGGCAGACACATCCAGAATATGTTGAAGGATGCTTTGGCTGCAAGATAGGCGAACTAGAACTAAGCGTAGGTATGGCTAATCACAAAGGTATACCTACTGCCAAGCAACACGATAAAGAACTACAGTCTTATTACGATGCTACAAGGCAGGGTATAGAACCACGTTCAACAAAGAGCAAAGATATAAATGCAGCAGTTCAACTTTCCAACGAGGCTGGTAAGGCTTTCGATGGGATCTCAATGACCTTCAAAGACTAAGGAGAAAACAATGCCAAACGTAGACGGAAAGAAGTTTCCATACACAGCAAAAGGTAAGATGGATGCAAAGAAAGAAATGAAGAAGAAGATGATGAAGAAGGCAGCCATTAAGAAGATGGGAAAGAAGAAGTAATGGAAAACTACGAAGAAGACATCACAAAGTACCCAACACCTGACAAGCAGTACGAAGGTGCTATGAAGTTTCAGTCTTATGAGTCAATCCAGACAGGTGCTCCAGGCAAGGCAGCCAAGTAATGAAGAAGGCTGCACAGAAGGCTAAAGTCGCCAAAGTAATGCGTGAGTTCAAGGCAGGTACTCTTAACTCAGGTTCTAGTAAAGGACCAGTAGTAAAGAATAAGAAGCAAGCAGTTGCTATTGCAATGTCTCAAGCAAAGATGTCTAAGAAGAAAATGGGCAAGAAGAAGTAATGGCTAAATCTCCAGCGTGGCAAAGAGCAGAGGGCAAGAACCCAAAGGGTGGCCTCAACGCAAAGGGTCGTGCCTCTGCCAAAGCGCAGGGGATGAACCTCAAGCCTCCAGTTAAGAAGGCTGAGGCTGCTAAGTCTCCAAAGTCTGCAGGACGACGTAAGTCTTTCTGTGGTCGTATGTGTGGGATGAAGGCAAAGAACACTTCTAGTAAGACTGCTAGAGATCCAAACTCAAGAATAAACAAGTCACTTCGTGCTTGGGATTGTAGTTGCAAATGAAAAAGAAAGCAGCATTCTGGGATAAACCTAATCCCAATAAGAAGTCAAAAGCATTAACGCCAGAGCAAAAGAAACAAGCAAAGGCAAGAGCCAAAGCAGCAGGGCGACCATACCCCAATCTAGTAGATAACGCTGCAGTCAAGAGAACCAAGAAGAAGTAGGAGATATAGGTGGCACTAGGAGATTACGGCACAACGTTATTAGATGAACTTAATCGTTTGGCTAATGGTGGCACCTATAGAGCACCAGGCGAAATGGTTGGCGAAGCCCTTGCTGCAAAGCAATGGGCAACGCAACGTTCAGTATCTACAAATTTAACAGACACAGTGGGAGTTCTAAATGCGATTGCGGGTACGTCTACTACTAATCGTCTTGATTACAACGGCGTATGTAACCTCATCGCTGGTACTTTTCAACTACCTGCAGCGCAGGCTCTCAGAGCGGTGTCATCTTGAGTGCTAAATATAACTTGGTCTGTGACCAGGCAACTACATTTAACTTCCAGTTTCAGATCTTAAACGACCAGACTCCTTGGAGTCTTGGTGGTTACACAGGAACTATGACTGTAAGACCATTCGTTGGTGCTAATACTGTAACAGTAGTTGCAACCACAGAAAATGGTCGTATGACTTTAGATCAAACAACTGGTCGAGTAACTGTAACCTTTGATGCAACTACTACTGGTAACATTGCAGCAGGGCGCTATTCCTATGACCTAGTACTTACATCTGGTGTAACAGTTACCAGAATTTTAGAAGGTAAATTTATTGTGACAGGGGCGGTAACAACGTGACCACTATTATTGTTATCGAAAACATTACCCCACAAGTGGCGGTAGAACTTTCGCAAGATCAAGGACCTCAAGGCGGCCAAGGTGCAACTGGCCCAACAGGACCTTCTGGTCCTGCGGGAGCAACTGGACCAGACGGTGCTACAGGTGCAACAGGTGCAACTGGCGCTACTGGTTCGCAAGGAGCAACAGGTGATACAGGAAGTACTGGACCGACTGGCCCAACGGGTACCACGGGTCCTACTGGAACTACGGGACCCACAGGACCTACAGGCGTTACGGGCGATACGGGAGCAACAGGTGCAACAGGACTTGTTGGCGCTACAGGAGTCACGGGAGTTACTGGACCTACGGGATCAACTGGCACAACTGGAGCAACAGGAGCAACAGGTCCGACAGGACCTGCGGGAGCGACTGGCCCGACGGGTGCCACAGGTGTAACAGGTGTCACAGGTGACGTTGGTCCAACAGGTGCATTAGGTGCAACAGGGCCAGCAGGTGCAACAGGTCCTACAGGACCAGTCGGTGCAACTGGTGCTACTGGACCA